CAGAGAGAGGATTCCATCTGTATCTTTACGAAAGGGGGATGAGGATATTTTGTCAGAAGCGGGCCTCGCTGTCAGTCCTCGTTTGCTGTTTTATCCTGTCTGAGGCTAATTTAGCCTGTTATGACCATGGTTATTACATGGTTATTGGTGCGTTGCGCCTGGCCACTGAGTCGATTTACGCGCGCATGAGCCCCAGCGGTATGCTTCTTGTACAGTTGGTGGGGGATATTTCGCCAGCGTCGTATAAGCCCGCAGTTTCCTGGCAAAATGGATTGACTCAACCGACGTGGACCGTATAATTCCACGCGTTTCACTCCGCGAAGCACTCGCTTCTCAGGGCGCCCTTAGCTCAGCTGGATAGAGCAACGGCCTTCTAAGCCGTAGGTCACAGGTTCGAATCCTGTAGGGCGTGCCATTAAGAAACAAGCACTTACGCCAGTTTTAAACCAGCCTGATTTCCTCCTTGTGTCGTATTTGTGTCGCTAGCGCCAAAAATGGCGTCAATTTTCCGTGCGTGTTCGGTCAGGTGGTTCGGCGCCAGGTGAGCATAACGACGTACCATCTCGATGCTCTCCCATCCTCCCATTTCCTGTAAAACAGAAAGCGGGACGCCGGACTGAATTAGCCAGCTCGCCCAAGTGTGCCGGAGGTCGTGAAAACGGAAATCCTCGATCCCCGCTTTTTTCAACCCGGCGCGCCAGGCGTTATTGTCATCCACACGCATTTTTCTAACCGCGGGCGTCAGTGTCCCATCAGGGCGATGCTTTGCCGTCGTGTGAACAAACACCCACCGGGAGTGCTTCCCTATCTGATCCCTTAATACCCTGCATGCGGTATCATTCAGAGCTACGCCAATCGCCTTGCCCGCTTTTGCGTTCTCCGGATTTACCCATGCAACCTTTCTCTGCATATCGACCTGCTGCCACTCAAGACCGATGATGTTTGAGCGGCGCAGGCCGGTTGCCAGTGCAAATATCACCACTGGCTTAATGCTCTCCGGCATGCACTCGATCAACCGCTCAGCTTCTTCTCTGGTCAGCCACCGTATCCTCTTACTGATCGGCTTGCGGGTTTTGATAACTGGAGCTGTTTTTATCCAGCCCCAGTCATTCGCCGCGGCCCTGAGAAGGGAACGAATGAAGGAAAGGTGTTGCGCCTTCGTCGCCTGCGAAACCTGCCGTGGTTTGTACTCCGGAACCGGCTTTCCCTTCCTCATCGCGGCATCACGCTTACTCTCCCACACCTGAAGGTGCTTACGGTTGTTCATCCCATTAACGGCTTCATGAACTTCCTCCGCCGTTATCTTCGAGATATCACGTCCGGAAAAATGCTGCAGCCAAAACTCAATTTTGGTTTTGTCATCATCCAGCGATCGCTTATGGTCCTTTTCCCGCAGCCACCGGATGCAGCACTCTTCGAAGGTTCTGACGGGCAGGTCGCCGATCTGGTCAACCCGCCACGCTTCCGCCTTCAGCTTGTCGTGGAGCTCCTGAGCCTGCTTTTTGTCCCCCGTGCCAAGAGATCGCCTAACTCTTTTTCCTGACGGCGTAAAGAAATGACAGTGCCACACGCCGCCCCTGAGGGTGATTGACATAAAACTTCTCCTTTATGTTCACCCGCGTTCGCGATGACAGGATCGCGCGGGGTTTTCAAATATGCAATACACGCAGCCTCGGTCGTTCTGTACTTGTTGCCGACCTTGCGGCCGGCGAGTTCTCCAGAATCAATCAGGCGGTAGATCACCCGCGCCGACACGATGAGCAAATCGGCGGCCTGCTGTGCTGTTATCGGTTTGTCAGACGCCATATTTCCTCCAGGTTACGCCGCCCGCTGCGAGCGCAGTTTCTTAATGTGTTCGCTCTGCTCCAGATCTGCCTTTATCTGCTGGGCCTCTTCGTGAGAGAGCGGTTCGAAATCATTATTAAAGCGGTCTATGCTTGCTGTGTTGATCCGTCCCTGGCGCCAGTAGCGAACCACCTTAGCGTCACTGCCGGCGACAATTACCGGCCATCTGTGGCAATCAGCAAAGACCTGGCCTCTCTGAATTAACTTGAACATTACGGCCTCCGATGCTTACCGCGTAATTCCTCTTCTTCTTGGCAATCAGCGCAGCGCTGGCAGCCCGCCACCAGTTCCCGGCGCCGCTCGGGTATCTCTTCCCCGCAGTCGCGGCAGTGAGTAGCTGAAACCGCCGCATGGTTGATGCGACATTTCGCAATGGCGGCTTCCCGCTGGAGTTCCTCTAACTCGTTGGCCTGATCAATGATTTCTGGCATGTCAGCGCTCCTTTATCTTTCCGTTCAAAATGCCGATTTCCACATAGAGATGGCTTGGCGTTAACCCAAGCTGCCTTACCAGCGGCATGCATCCGTTGAGGATCGGTCGTGATATCTCGTCGCAACTTAAAGCGGGAGATGACCGCCGTTGTGCCTTAACCTCATCGTTAGCCCTGCGTGCGATGCTTCTGAGCGCATTTTTCTTTTCTTCTGGCGTCATGCTGCCTCCGTCTTCACAACGTCGATGGCGCAGCCAGGGATCAGCTCAACGGAAGCGGTGGCGCACTGGTTGCCCCAGTGACTCCAGCCTGGCGCTGCGCTGCGGCTGAAAAGCTCAATCCGCGGCACGTCGCCGTAGAGCTGCTCCAGGCGGTGGCGAACTTCCCACGGTTTCTCGCTGTGCGCGCCGAGTGGGCTGTAGACCACCTGCTTAATTCCAGCGTGCTTGCGATCCAGCCCGGCGCCGCGGGTGGCGATCAGCACGTCTTCGGTATTGGCGCGGGTATGGTTGCCGCCGTTCATGCGCGTCTCAGCATTCAGCAGGTCGAGGAAGTCGTAAAAGTCGGCGACGGCACCCTCTGCCAGAGCCTTGGTAATGCGCAGCTCGGCCAGCTGGTTCAGCTTCACCCAAGTGAATAGCTTCATCGTGCGCACCGTAAAGCCCCAGGCCTCGGCCAACTCGATCGCCTCCTGGTTGTGGGTGCCGGTGTACCACATCGCCAGCACAGCGTTATCCGCGGCGAGCTCCCATACCGGCAGCCGCTTCATATCGAGCAAGCTCATGGTGGGGTAGTGGTCGACGGCGGCACCGTTGCTGATCGTGTTCCCGTAAGACCAGGCCGGGTCGGCATAGATAAGTGAGTAGTGGTTCATAGGACTGACTCCATTTCATCGATATAGAGGCCAGATGCGATAAGCCGGCGGCGCCGGGCCGCTTTATCTATACATTTCTGACGGTTGCCAGAGGCGGCCTGAGCCATCGATCGCTTAGTGAACAGGCGCGTTTTGCCCTGCGGGGTAATGACCTTTGGCCTTGTGACCAGGTCAAAGGTGCGATCACAGATGCCGTCCTCGTTGAGCCAGGTTTCCGATGCGATCAGCTGCGCAATGCGGCCTTCTCCCCTGGTTATGCCGTTCGCTACTCGGTTAAATTCGACGAGCGTCACGCCGAACTTCTCCGCTATTTCTCTGCCGGTAACAGGGCGGCCGCGCCTCTGAATCATCCAGATCACGCGCTCGCGAAGGCCGGAGAATTTCCCGACTTTGCCGGGCCTGCGGTAAAATGGAGTGCGTTTCATTTCCACTGCTCCCCGAAGGTGAAACCGATCTCCGCCAGCGATTCATCCATCTTGCTGATGAACTCCGGCACCATTTCGTTAAAGTCGGACATGTATTTGTCGTCGCGCTCAACAACCACATGGTGAATGCCTTCTCGCTTCATGCGAGGGTCATAATTCGCGAAGTACCAGGCATCCTTCCCGGTTACCCACATGCTGAATTGCACCTGGGCCATATAGGCGGATTTGATAGCCTCGAAGCCGCCAAGCCGAAATTTCATGAAATCGCGAGAGGTGAAAGGGCACTTCAACTCAAGGCCGCGACCATCACTGCACAGGCCATCAGGTGAGCAGGCGGTACGCATGCCTTCGTCACGGAAAAGGATCGGCGACTCGATTACCTGCACATCGGTGGTGAACTCAAACAGGGTGCGAGCGTCGGCCTCATACTGTTTTCCCCAGGCCAGCGCCTTGGCGTTAACTTCCGGCGCCACGCCGGTGCACACTTCGGCAAGGAGCGTAAGGAAGTAGGACATCTTCATATCAGTCCATTTTTTGCCTGACTTGGGCTTAGAAATGACGTTGTGAACTTCCGAGGCAGTGATCACGCCCAGGCGTAAGCGGTGCCAGGATTCGTCTCCCTGTTCAACGCGGGTAACGTCAATGCCAGTTCGTTCGAAGATAATTTCTGGTGTCATGCTGCCACCTGCGCTTTTTTCTGGAGGAAGCTAAAGCCTTTCTGCGCTTCTTCTTCGGTGAGCTGTGATGCCTGGAAAATGTCACGCTTGAAGATGTTGCTGCACAGAGGCAGGAAGTCCTTCTCCCAGTCCTTATTCAGGGACGTCAGGAGGTCGGTAATTGCCTGCAGCGTTTCCTCACTGGCCACCAGGGGGAGCGCCTCTGTCGTGCTGCGCGGCGTCACGTCACGCGCATCCACTTCCAGCGTTTTACCTTCCATCTCTTCGGCAGTGGGCTGCTGGCCAATTTCAGGCCACGCCTTACGCAGAGCCTGAGCCTCGGCACACTTCGCCAGCTGGCCATAAGGGCGCTTTTTCCACATTGCGTTTGGCGCAGTAGTGTCGCGGCCGGCGGTGGCATAGTTCTCAACCCAGTATTCTTTCGCGCTGAATTCGACGATCTCCCCGCTCGGCATGCGCTTGCTGACTGTGTACTTGCACCATTGAGGTACGGTCACCTCAATACCGGTAAGCGTCAGAGTGACGTCCGGGCCGAACTCTGGTTCTTTTGCGCCAGCGTAATCACCGGAGCGATCGGCCTGAATCCGATAAAGCCCGATGCCCGGCATAACCACATCGCGCCACTCGCTTTTACCCGACTTCGAGTCCTTAACGCTCATTGGCACCAGATGAACGGGCTTCAGAAGCGGATCGAGGTTTCTGGCCCGGCAGTAGTCCAGCGCCATCATCACTGACTCATCCTTGGCGCCAGGATAAATACTGTTCTTGAGAGCGCTCCAGGTAGCGCAGTCAATGCCTCGCTCAGCAAGAGAGCTGGCTGTAATCACAAGTTCGTTAGCCATTGCTATTCCCCAAAGTTAAAACGGGCAGCCGGTGCGGTGATCCCAGTCGTATTCCGCCTGGGCGTAAGCAACTGCCGAAATGAAATCGTTATATGCCTCGCCAGCTGCATCGCTGCGGAGGCCTTCATATGGGCTTTTGTCCATCGGCACAGAGAAGCGGAACAGGCCTGACGGCTCTTTCGGCAGCGCGTCGATAATTTCCTGCGCCCGATCGTCAACCCACTTTTGCTTCTCTTCGGTGAGCGTTTGTTCAGCCCATTTCCGTTCTTCGATAGCGTCATA